TCTTTTCTTTATACTCGTCCATTTTTACCTCGTTTTCTGATACTGCTTTAAAGCCGTAATCTACATCAAGGTTATGTTCTCTTATTAATACATCTTTGTCTGCTGTTATGGGTTGACAATCCCAAATCCAAGATTTGTGTAAATTGTCTTTATTATCTTCTAGTACAACATAATTTGTACCTCTTCTAACGACCTTACCTTCAATATTTTCATTTGTATTTTTTACTTGGTCGCCTATGTTAAATATCTCTTCTCTAACATATAAATCTCTTTGAAATTCCCTTAAACTAGCAATAGGTTTTTTACCATATCCTAAATGATGGTTAACTGAATCTTTGATGTTCATACCTTTTCTTACTGCTTTAAATAATTGTTCTTTTTCTCTAAATGATGTAGGCAATCCTCTTGAAAAAGATGACATATCGCCTTTAGCAGCCGCCTCTCTCATTTTACTAGCGCTCATACCTGTTGCGCCTTCGGCATCCGGGTCTCTTTCGCCAGCAGAAACTACATGTATATTACTAAAGTTATAATAACCATGTCTGCTTCTTACATCATTGTATTTGTTTAATATTTCCTCAAATTCTCTAACTCTATCACTACCAACAACCATTGTAATTGCTGAATATCTTTCACGATATAATTTTGCTACTATCTCTAGTATCATATTTGTAGTATTAATTTCTATGTTTCTTGCATAAGCAGGAAACATTTTTTTCATGAAATCTAATTTTTCTCTAGGTGCCAAAGGATTCTTTTTAGGATCATTTGATCTAGATATAAAAATTTTATATTTTGTTGATGGCATACTTGCAACTTTTTTAATTAGTTTTTCATGACCAATTGTAGGTGGATTGAATCTACCAAAAGTAAATGCAATATCTTTGCCAACAGCTTCTCTTAATGAGTCTATCTCATCATCTGTAATTTTATCATCTTCTAATATGTCTTTTAGTTTTTTATAAAATTTTAGATAGTGATATTTTTCTAACATTTTATAAATGACATTTTTAGGTAGTTTATGTTTCTTACCAAATTCTCTTATTTGGTCTGGCGACATATCATTATTAAATGCGTCTTGTCTTTGTTTTATAGTATCGTCACCTATATCTACCAAAGTCTTTATACTATCTTCTATTTCTGATAGTTTTTTATTTACTTTATCTTGTAAGTTTAGTACATCATCTGGTTCTAAACTTTTTAGTTCTTCATAATCTATAAGGTCTCTTATTAGTTCACCTTTTACCACATCTATTTCTTGTACCTTTTTCTGAAACGCTGCCTCATATTTTTCTGGATCAAAAGTTTCTTCTTCAGGTCTTCTAATAAATTCATTTTTATCTATGTCAAACAATGCGTCTGCCATACTATCATTTTTTTTCTTTAATTCTGGATCAGTTATCACATAATAGTTAATAGGGTGTTTAGTTCCCGGTACTAATTTGCCATTAATGTTTCTTAAATTTTTAGCCAATGCTTTTCTCATTGGTTCTCTATCTTTGATTGGCACTTTGAATAATATATTAATATCTAAATCGGCGTCTTCTCTATATCTTTTTGTTAATATAGAACCAATCAAACTATATTTTTCTACTGGTGCGTATTCTTCAAACTTAGCTATCTCATCTTTAATCATTTTTAAAACAACAGGTTTTAATTTAGGATTATCTGTATCATGGTCATCAAACACATCTCTTGCAAAATGTTTTTTAGGAATATCAATTATAGATTCATTTAATCTTTTCTTTGCGTCTAATTCTTTTTGTATCCAACCTTTTGCAATATAACTCATAACTGGTTTTCTAATAAGTTGATTAACTGCCTTAGCACATTTTTGTAAAGTAAGTGTTGTAAGTTCTTTATCATCTTTGTTATTATCTACAATGACCATATTACTCATACCATATAGTCTTTGAAATCTACCTATATTACTTTGTACACCTTCCCAAGATTTTTTAACAACATACTCTGGTATTGATCTACTTCTAGTTCTATTTCTTTCTAATGCAACAGGCAGAGATGTATTGACAAATACCATATAACAATCATAGCCTAGTTCTTTTAACTGAGCATATTGTTTTGATATACCGTCATAGTCTCTACCTGTAGCGTCAATAACCAAGCCGAGTCGTCCATCAATGTACATATCCAGTTGAGCACTAGTTTTTAATTTAGCTCTTGCTCTAACCTTATCCCTTAATTCTGATTCACTTTCTGGCATTCTTAATGATAAACCTGCCTTTTTCAAACCTAATTCAAACATAGTATCTGAATTGACAAATTTTAAACCTGAACCACCAAAAGCATTTGAAGCTACAAAAGATTTACCTGAACCTGGTCCACCTGCCATAAAAAAGGCCTTGAATATTCCAGGATCATAAACACCTTCGTGTAAATATGTTTTAAAATCTTTCATTATCCTTTTACCCAATCTTTAGCAATCGTAAAGTTTGCTCTACTAAACTCTAATCTATCTACAAGTTTAACTGCACCAGCAACCTTGTCAACAGCAACATAACCCTCTGGTGCTGTTACCTTATAACCATTTGGTGTTCTAATGAAGTGACCAACTGATTGTATCTCTGCTAATTTAGATACTAAAAAATTCTTTGCTCTTTGTAATGATATATGACTTGCAATTGCAAAATACAAAGCTGTTTGGTTTCTATCAATAAATCTTAAACCATCTTTTAATGCTACTTTATATCTCTCTTTTCCTCTTTCAGTTTTTTTAGAATCTATTTCTTGTTTAATCATGTTTTCAAAATAGTCTCTAAAAAGAGTTTGCATAGTTTTTACTTTAGCCATATCACCTTTAGTATTTTTAATATAATAATTAAAGAAAGTTTTTAATCTAAAACCTACTTGTAAAGGGTCATTATTAGTTTTTTGCATTTCATCTAATATAGGCTTTGCTTTAGATAAAGAGCCTTCAGCCATTCTTATTAATGCGTCAAAACTATTTAATTCTGATTTAGTAAATGTAGAGGCACCAGATGTATCTTTATATTCTGCACTTGCTAAAAATACACTTGAAGTTCCTATACCTCTAGCAGTACCAAAACCTGCACTTAAACTATCCATTTTTCTACCTGAATATTGAGTATGAAATACAATACCCATTTTAGCTCTAGCAATTTTTTTACCAATATCACTATCAACAGGTACAGCATATGTTATGGTGTTAGGTGTAAATGTAATCATTTTTTCACCATCAATTGTATCTGTTTGTAATTCTCCTGGTGTATATAATAAATCGCCTTGTAATATGCCTTTGATACCTAACTTTGGTAATTCTCTTAAACATACCATAAGTTTAGTTGCAACTGCACCATTATGATTTCTACGAATATCTGCTGGTGTATAATTTATTTTAGGAGTTTTATTGAATACTGATTTTGTACCGACAAAGAATTTGCCGTTTTCTGGATTGATACCACATACTATAGCAGGCGCACCGTCCCATTTAACGGTCATGTTGACTCTACCACCAACATTTCCTGCCAGCATATTTCTAACTGACTTTAAAAAATTTACAGCGTTTGCCCCACCATTTGAACCTCTGTTAATTATATCATCTTCTAGATGTTCTAAATGTGTGTTCTTGCTTTGACCTGTACTAAATCCTTTGAAACTAAACATTTCTCTCCATATTTCCCATTTACAAAATTTACCATCAATATAATACTCACTTCAATATTTATTAGATATCAGTTCTCACCGTGTCTATAACTTCGACTTCCGGTTCAATGTCTAAAAATTCTAATAAATTTGTATAACTTCTAGATATAAAATCTCTTACTTTATTAAATATCTCTATGATAAAGTTTTTAACATTTTGATATATCTGTCTAATCTTATCTAATATACCCTCTGTTAATAATTCACCTTCTAATGGTTGTAAGTCTTCATTTAACTTATCAACTATTAAACCTACTACTGACCAATACTTGTATGCACCTGTTTTTTTACCTTTAATCTTTTGACTACCAGTTTTAAATCTTACAGATGGTTTCATTTGAGCAGCTATCTTACTTACATATGCACTATCATTTACTTTTTTTATATTTGCACTTTTACCATCAAATGCAACATTTAAAAAATATGTACAACTGCCTGGAGAGTTAGTACCAAATTTAGTATCTCCTGACATAGCTTCATATGCAAATGCATTAGCAAACTTTTGATTGTTTGCAAATACAGATTTTAATTCTTCTTGTAGTTCTTTATGAATAGCATTTGCTTTCATAACTACCTTATCTTTACCTTGTTTAATTACGGTACCTAATTGACCTGGTGCCACGCCAGCAGGTGCTAATTGAGTAATCATTCTTAATAGTTTATTTGATAATGCTTTATTATCTAAACTTTTAGCAGCTGCATGAAAAGTAGCAGTTGTTTCTGCTTTTGCACCACTCATAAGTTGAGCTGCACCACCAGATTTTAAAGAAATTTTTGATCTGCCTACAATAAAATCTGTTTTAGGAGTTCTTGTTGAGGCAGGCACACCACCTTCAAAATGTTGAGACCATTCTTTGGTGACATTGATTGTATCTGCACCTAAAACTTGACCTTTGCCAGATATACCTTGTTTCTTTAGATAGTTAGCAAT